CCATAAACGCTTCCAAAATCCCATTATTCTTCACCACCGCCCCATAAACTCTTTAGGGTCTTCTCTCTTTCTTCTTTAGGCTCGATTACTTTAGGTGGGCTTTTCTCCCTTCTTAAGAAAGTAACTATTCTTTCTTCACCTATTGATAAATTATCATATGCTGCCCAGCCATCCTCGCCTTCGGCATTTAAATTATCTATCATGTTTTTTGGGCCATTTAAAATACTAAATACAAGAAACTTGTATTCATACTTTGCTCCATCATAACTCATCTTATTCCTCCTTTAATTTAACATATACGCTTTTGTTTATTCTATTCTCTTCGAAGTATTCACCTATAGATTTCTTCCACCAATTATAAATTGTTTGTTGTCCCTTTTTGGTTTTCTTTCTTACCTCTTTAAGTAATAGAGTCTTATGCACCCATCCATCATCATTTTCCATACTTCTATATACATTCTTGAATACCCCTAAATTCGCATTATCAGCAACGGCTTGCTTCTCTACTCGGAGTGCCTCATCTAGCCAAGATACCAAGCTCTTATAACATTGTCGAACAATAAATGCTGCCTGTTGCACATTTTTCTGTGTAACTACAAATCTTTTACTTTTATCAGGTATACTAGGGGCTTCAGCTACTGCACATAAACAAGCCAATTTCTGAATATGTTTTAATATTCTATTAATAAATGTTTCAACCGCAGTAAACACTTCAGGCCTACTATGGGTAATATATTCCTCCATTAGTAAACACTCTCTTAATAGTGCATCTCTAGCATCAGGAGATATAGACATTACCTTAAGAGGGTCTCCACCAACTTCATCATATCTTTCTTTAACAGTATCATATATTGTTGCTAGGCTTTTTGCATATTTCAGCTTTGGTTCTTCTTTGTCTTTTATAGTACCATAATCTTCTATTAATTTTCTTCTCATTTTCTTCTGAACATCTTGTGGTACTTCCCATATAAATATCAAAAGTCTTTGTAGAACTCCCTTTTCTGTGATAACAGAAGTTAATGTTTTTGGAATATAAGAAGTTCCATATATAGAACGCCTACAATCACATATCATTGGGTCATCTCCTATTTTTAGTTTCTTAGAAATAATATATGTTTCTCCCCACATAGTATTCATAAAAGTATTCAAATATACAATAGCATTAGCTTTATGTTGAGATTGCATAAATACTCCAGAGTATTCAAACTCATCCCAAACTGCTAAACCTTCTCCTTCTAATTGTCCTGGAATTGGAACATCAACTTCTATTGTTCTAGTCCTACCATCTTCATCTTCTACCTCTTCCCTTCTTTTTTCAAAGGAACCAATTAATGCTGCATCAGTATAATCAGTAACATCGAATACATCAAGATTAGTACCATGCTTGTCATTAATTAATTTAAAGGCCTCTCTAACTATTGGTAAATACCAATTTGTTAATGTTGATTTACCTGTTCCTGAAGTTTGTAGCCATAATACTTGAAGTCTAGTATCATCAACATTAACCCCACTAGGTATTGCTATCATATTTTTTACTATCTGTCCTACCATTGTAAAAAATGATAGGGTTGCCGGTGTATAATTATAATTAGATGCTTTTACAGCATCATTAGTATAACTTACTGCTACCGCAGGCAAAGCAGTAGTAGTCTCATCGTTTTGAATCCCATTATCTATAAAATTATAGTAAAGTTCATCCTCATCAATTATTGTATTATTCATATTATTACCTTCTCTTCACTATTTAATGTGTCTATTATTCTTTTTGCTATTGTAGTTCCTATTCCATCTAATTTACTTAGTTCTGCTATTGTTGCTTCTCCTATTTCCATAAGAGAACCAAACTCATCTATTAACATTTGTGCTTTAGTTTCGCTTATTCCTTTTATACTTCCTAACATATTTATTCTTAAGTCATCGGTTGTTATTCTTTTTAATAAACTTGGTTTAATTACTTCTCTTTCCATCGGTCTCATTTTACATATTGTTGTTAATATTTTTGCCGCCTTTTTTGGCCCTTCTGTCCAAAACAATTTTACATCAGTATCTAAAGTAATTTTTCCTAATGCTCCATAAAATTTATTTCTTAACAATTGTTCAGGAACATTTAATTGTGTATATTTTTTATATTGTAAAGCCTCATGAATAGAGCCATGTATAATTAAAATACAATGTTCATAATGCCTATCCATATTATCTAACTGATTCCATAGTCTTCTATTTATTACAGATTGTAAAAAATCAATAGAGGACTTTGCTTCAAAACAAACATCATTAAATACATAATCTCCTATTTCTAACCATTGTTTTTCATTCATGATGTTTAATTTAATACACTCCTTTATTACATCATTATAAAACTCAGAGTTTTCTCTGCTATCAATTACTAATTTATTCATGCTAACCACCCAAATAATTTAGCCATAATAATAATTGCTACTATTAAATTTATAAAACCAACTAATGTTCTAACTAATGCCAATGTTCCGAAATGTAATTCAGACCAATGTTCTACATCATTTCCATTCATTCTGGATACCTCCAACATTTACCTACACAATAACCTTGTGGTATTAATTTACTTTCACAACTAGGAGCATGATAACCACCATCTACAATAAACCTTACATGTTTCTCTGTTAACTTAGCATCCCAATCTAACCAAACATCTTCTTTTGATGCAATCGCTTCTAATTCATTAACTATAACTGTTACCATTTCTTCCTTTTTATCACTAGATAATTCTCTTTCTCCTATGGATAAAACATCTCTATACCATTGGGTTAAATATACTCTAGCATAATGTCCAGGATTTTCTACCATTATTGAATTATATAAACAAGGTAATATAGGTAATTCTCCTACAGGTTTAGGTGGTATAACTTCTATATCTGAAATCTTAATAGGTTTAACATTGTTCCAAGATTGTTTAACATTTCCATATGTTATAGTAAGATGATTACCTGTCTTAGCTTTATTTAAAATAAATTTTAATCCACTATTTATATCATCCATATTTAAAGGAATACAATAATACGGGCCTTCACTACTGAGATTAACTGTATTAGGTATTCTTCTAAGTCTATTAGTTTGAACACCAGTATCGTCAAGAGTTTCAACCATTTTGGAGAGTTCTGCAAAAGTTGATTGAATACTTCGTATATCATTAGTAACCTCCCCTAAAACTATTATATGAAATCCTTTTCCACTAAAATACATTTTATGTAAAACATCTTCTTCTTGAAACTTTTTAACTATTTTTACAAAATCTTCCCAAGCATCATTTAAGGGTTTATCATGTGCGTCAAAATCTAAAAACATTCTATCTAATATAACAGAAGATTCTACTTTACTATCAATTGCAAAATGTTCATAATCATATACTGTTGTATAACAATTCATTTTACCATTAAAAGAATTAACCCATGTTAGAAACTCATCTTGGTTTCTTACTATTACTCTTTTCATTTGTGGTGCGTTCTTCAAGTGGCTTCCTGCCCATACTTCTCTTGGATACTTCATTTTTATCATCCCTTTTAAAATTTACATTTGCTGTTTGTAGTTCAGTTTTTATTGTGTCTGCTATTTTAGCATCTAGTTGATTCATAACTAAATTTTGAAATAACTCTCCAAACAATAAACCGGAATTATCATCTACTATAGAATCCCAAACCATATCTATTTTTTCTTTAGTATTTAAATCATCATATAATTCATTACTAATTGTACTTATAACATCATTGATGTTACTTATTTCTTGGAATGTCCAAGTCCTTCCTTTTAATTTCTCTTTTACTTTTTCATTTATCATAACCACTCACTATCCTGTGCTGCTGGGCATATACTATAAAAACTACAATGCTGACATGTATTATAGTAATACTTAGCATTAAATTCTTTTTCTTCATATGCTTTTATTAACTGTGTTATACCTCTATATACAGCATTCATACTAGCCTTTTTTGCTGCTTCTACTTGTATATAATTTGATTGTGGATAATACCATCCCCAATTTGTTATTGGTATATCTCTATCAATGCCAGCATTAGCTAAACTTTCATCTGTTGCATTTTCAATTAATAATTTATAAAAAGCCATTTCTTTTCTCATCATAGTTAATTTATAATCTTTCCAAGGGCCAGTCTTTAATTCAATTGGAATATACTTTCCATCTTGAATAAACATTCTATCTATTATTCCTTGTAAATGAACAACATAATCTCGTTCTAATACACACTTAGGATTAATTGAATGAGGTATAACAATCTCAGCATCTAACATTACTTCATTAATTACTGGTATATATTCATCCAATTTATCTTTTGCTTTTGCTTCTAAAAATCTATCTGCTTCAAAAGTAGAAATTATTTTATACATATCTGTATAATCATCTATAGGATGTAAACCCATATTATATGTTACTAATTCATCATAACTTAAATTCTCTGCCTTCTTAATATCAAATTGATTAAAGAAATCTTCTCTACTATTATGAACTACTGTTCCTTTTATCATTGCCTCAGTTGTTGCTTGAGGTAATCTCAAAGGATACGAAAATTCATATTTCTTTGGGCACCATTGAAAAGAACCAAACGATGATTTTGTTATCTTTAAAATCGGTTCATTCGGGTCATCATATTTTTCAGGATACCACTCATAAGTATATTCTCTCATTCTTCTTCCTCCATTTGTTTTCTAAACTGTTCTGCATTGATGTTGTTATTATATCTCCACACCAATTTTATTTTCTCTTTTCTATCCATTTAAACACTCTCCATATTAATTTTCTTAATTTTCTTATTTTTAATCTTCTACTTTCTTGCTTACTAATTAAAATTCTTTCCTTTTCAGTTGGAGCAGAAACTAACAATTTACCACCAATCTGTCAAACTTGTTTGATTAATGTCTTTACTAATGGGGTCTAAGTTCCAACCCATTGCTTTGTATATTGGTTCTGCCTTTTTGATTATTGATTCAGCATAGTGCTTATAATCAGGAGAACCTAACTGTGCTTTTAATAAATCTAAAGTGGGTGCTGCAATATATGAAGGTCTTTTATTTTTACCTGTTACTGGATTAATATATTTAGGTCTAGTAGGGTCATCTTGAACTTTAACATAAAGATAAGAATCATCAATTGGTTCATCATAAATTTGATTCCACCAAACTACTCCTTCCATTCCTCCACCAATACTAGGGTTTTTTCCTGCTAAGGTTTTTAATGATAAGTCCTGTCCACATTTAATGCAAAATGTATTAAATTGAAATTGTTTTCTTATTTCAATAACTTCTTCTAATTCATATTCCTTAGAACAGGATGCACATTTATATTGTAATCTCTCTGGTCTAAACCTACTTCTATTTGTAATGTCTTGTAATTTAACATCTCCGCGCAATACCCTATTAAATTCTTGTTTTAAGTAGCTAGTTATTTCTGCCTCTGATTCTTGTTTAACCCATCTATTTAATACTTCTAATTGGATTGACTTTGCTAATTGTGTTATTGCAACTCTCTTAGCAGCAAAGCCCGTCATAACAAATTCAGGTTCATCTAAATAAATTCCATCTTTCCAAGAAATTAATCCTGCATTTCTATTTTTAGTAATACCTACTCCAAGAGATTCATAATATTTTTCAAATTCTAAAACTACTGGATGTTCATTTAATCCTAATAAGTTAGGAAAAGATTGTCTAACATGATTATTTAATAAAGCTAAAACCTCATCAGTTTTATCCATAGACATTTGAACATAAATAGAATCAGTATGTCCATAAACTACTTTCATAATAATCCCTTCTCCTTTCTTTCTTCTCTTTTTAATTTTATATAACAAGTACCGCAAATGAACTTACTGTTTCTATCATATGATTTTGTGTTTTTCTGATTAATTTCTTTTTTGCAGTATTTACAGGTATACAAATCACCATCTCCACTCTTCATTTCTACAGTTAAAACACTTATATACATAGTGAAAAGGAATCATATCCTTTCCACAACAATTACATTTCATTCTTCTTCCTCCATTATATATTTAATCATTGCACCTGTTTGCATGCACTTCATTGTTATTAATTCTTTTATTTCTATTGTCATAATTCCATCACCTTAAATGCGGCTGACCTAATAGCTTCTCTAGCACTAGCAGTTATACTAGCAGCCAAATCAACATCGGCCCAACCAAACCCTTGATATGCTGTGATACCATAAAAAGAAGCCATTAATCTTTTAACAGCTAATTGATTATTATTCCACTTAGCATATTCTTCTTTAGAATTTGATTCTTTCATTTTTCTTTTATACTCATTACGGAGTTCTTTTAATTCTAAAACAGCACTAGGTAAAAGCCCTAATTTATCTGTTTTGAAATATCTCATATCCGAGTCGTCTTCTTCACTAAAATCTCTAGGAGTTAAAATATTAACTCCGAATCCTGTTTCTTCAGAAGATTTAGTTTCCCAACTTATATTTCTAGCAATCATCATACTTGGATATAGGCCAGCAAAATCAAATGCGGCAACTCCTAAATGTAATCCGTTTGTTCCTTCTGTTGTCGGGTCATAAATCATAGCACCTTCATATTCAACCTTTTCTTTATCCTTATTTCCTGTCGGTGCTTTCCATGTTGCCTTACGCATAAAATATATTCCACCCATATTACTTGCATAAAAACAAGCATCAAAAGGTGCAACTAGAAGTCGTTGTAATGAAAGTATTGCTTCTGATGTATAGTTATTATCATCTATTCTCTTTAGTAATTCAGTATCTCTAAGAGCATAGTCTAAATAAGTTTCAGTATCTTCTAACCAACCTCTTCTAAAGAAATCATTTTTGTCTGGAAACTTTTCACTTATTAGTTTCTTTTCTCCTAAAACCAATTCAGCTACATAGTCTAAAGCTAATGAAGGCAATGTTCCTCTTTGAGCATCATTCCATTGTCGTTCAAATGCTAAATCAAGATTTAAACAAAGCCTTCCTCTAATTGGTTGTTCAATTGGAGAATAATTATTTACATTTTTAGATAACTTAATTCCATCATCAAAATATACTCCCTTAACATCATTATATGGAGATAATTCTCTTGGGTCAAGTCCATTAGCATGGAGTCTTTCAATTAACTTAGGTAAATCGAATTTTGACCCGAACCATGATACTAACATATCGGGGTCTTCAGAGTTTATATTATCTAAAAACTGTCTTAACATATCTCTTTCATTATCAAACTTAGTGTATTGAATGTTATTCACCTTAACTCCATTAGGAGTCCAATAGTAAACAGAAGGCCAAGCCCTAGTATTATCATATAAAGAGATACAAGTAATAGCACCATCGTGTTCTCCCCCTTGCTGCCATTCTAAATCCCAATACCATTTAACTAAATCATATTCAGGAATTTCATTAATATTGTCTACGGCATATCTATAATGATAGGCCACATCTGCTTCATAAGTTTCTTCCCATTCATCTCTAAGAATTCTCATATATCCTGGTTTTGGTGGATACCATGTTACTTTTTGTAAAGGTAATCCTTCTAAAGAAACAGACCCATCATTTTCATAAGATAATGAAATATCTATTCTTGTTCCAAAATCTCTAATGATTAGATTATTAATTTGCCTATCAGAAGCCTTAATATAAAAATAAGGCGGAGCCTCACTATATGAAATAGAGTGCTCTTTCCTATTATTATTTTCGTCTCTCCATCTAAGACATAATTCATTATTTTTATCTACTGTACTAATTATCATATTTTAACCTCTAATGTAAGGAGCAATAACCATTTTTCTATCAGTGCCTATCAATATAATAGGTTTATCATCATCACTAAATATAAACATTGGCCCATCAATACAAAATTTATCAATAGGGGCAGAAAACTCTACAGTTAAATCATTATCTGAAGCTGTTAAAAGCTCTACCTTTCTATCTACTAATTCTGTTTGCTGAGTATTAGAAGAAGAAACAGTAAATGTTTCTTTTCCACTATGATAGTCTATTTTAAATGCCGCCGTTCCTACTAAATTACAATACTTAATTGCTTTAGCTAAATCTGCTCCTTGAAATCTAAGCACACATTTTAATTCAGTCTTACCAAAGGTTATTGGTTTATTAGATTCTATTTTAAATTCTCTAATTCTAGAGATTAAACCCATATTACTATGTTCTAATAATTTAGGTAATTTAACACGGGTCTCATCCGTTATTAAATTATAGTGAGCGTCTTTAATTTGAATTTCTATTACATCTGTTTTTAAATTTTTAATATATTTCATAATTTTTTCTATATCAAAGATAAACATTTGTTCGTCTTCTATAGAATCGGTACTTTCATAACCGATATTCACACTTACTGCACAAGTATCATTTCCATTTAATAATTGAATTTGATTCCTATGAAAAATAGCAACAGCAGTGTTACTTATAACATCTACTTTAGAAACAGTTGAGGACTTATATTTGCCTCTCAGCCAAATTGCCTCAACTGCCTCTTTAAAATCATTTAGATTAACTGTTAACATCATAGTTTTCCCTCTCGTAGTTCTGAAATACCAAACCATTTATTCTCACCATTGGTGGTAAAAATAGTCCATTCCTTCCCTACTAACTTTGGGTTTGTTTTACTAGCTGTAAGCTTTGCAATATAACTAGTATGTTCTTTATCTCCATCCATTCTTGATACCTTATCAATATGTATCATTTGGATGAACCTTGCTGGCGTAGATTTATGCCAATCAGGTATTTCACCTACAGGTGTAGGTACATTGATATTATCATAAACAGGCTTCATATGTGTAATAAGAAACCTATCACATTGTAGATTACAAACTAAATCTAGAAGTCTGTTATAAATTCTATTTCTAATTTTCCAATCTAAAGTAGAAACTCTAACAGAGTCTGTTGCCTTAACAATGCTACCTTCTCTAGTTTGTTGCTTAACTAATAATTCTCTAAGCACATCACTAGAACCTTCAAATGCTTTATCTACCCCATCTAAACAGAAGGCCTTTACATTTCCTTCTTCAATTAATTCTTTTGCATATGCACAAAAGTAATTTGCATTATTAAAAGTTTCTTCCCAATCAGTAGAACCATCTACTCTAACTTTAATAGGATTAAAAATTACTATATCTTTATCTCTATCCCATGCAGAATCCCATGTTGGTTCTGCACCATTATCAAAATCTAATACAAGAATCTTCATTCCCTTTTCAATTTCTTCTTCTGTTCTACAGTCTAATACTAAACCCGTCTTTCCTACTTTGGGGTTTCCTGTAATAGAACAAAGATGAAAACTCCTATCTCTAGCTAGTCTATCTGCTATTTGTTCTAATATTTTCTTCTTTGCTTCTGCAAAGAAATCATCTTCTGGTTTATCATCGCTTGTCGCGTTGCCTTTCTTATCTTTAGTCCAATCCATATTCATCACCTAATTCTAATTCTAAATTGTGTTCAGCCCATTCATCAATTATTTCTCTAAGACTGTATTCATCTACTTTAATTCTTATTTCTTTACCGGATGGTAGATGAAACTTCATCCAATACTCTTCTTTTTCTTCATTGAGTCGCCAAGTAATAAACTCAATATCTCTTAACATAGTAGCATAACTACTACCATGTATTACTCCATTTTCTATTTTATACATTTTAAACAATCCTTTGGGGGCTTCGCACCCCCTTGTCGGCCACTACTGCCGATAGGAACAATTGGTTTTAGAACCAATCTAAATCTTCTTCTTCAGCTTCAAATGGTTCTACAACAACCCCCATGTTATTGATACAAAGAACACCGCTCAAATTTAGAGCAACATCTCTCATACTACCATCTTCATTTCTACCTTGAGAAGTTCTACCTACTACCAAAATGCTAGAATTGATACCAAAATCAATATCTAAATGTGGTGGAACCCAACAGGTTGTTCCTGCCCAGCTACCATCATAACTATAATCAGAGTTAACATCTGTTATTGTCAGCCTTCTGCTACCAATAGTATTAGGTGTCATGTTAATGTTTGTTACTGTGCCGTCAGTTATAACAAACCTTTCTGCAAAGTTTTTCTCACTAACTGATGAATGATACCTGTTAAGGTCAATCAATGGGCTATAATTATCCATAGCCACTTCCATCGTGTAGTTTTGCATATCAGCAACGCTTGGCTCAGGTAGCCTATCTTCTTCTTCAACATCACTATTATACTTCAAACTCTCTAAGGTTCCTGTTTTAAACCCATACATTCTTTGTGCTCCAGAACTATCCTTAACACAATCAAAGCTTAATAGCTTAAATGTTCTAGGGGTAAAGTTCTTTGCTGATGTTCCCTTATAGGAGAAATACCATAGATTGCTTTCACCATCTACATCTCCTATGAAAACTCCCTGCATTCTAGTTTGAGAAGCAGGTAAAGGCTTTCCATAAGTTCTGTTCTCTCTTTCACCATATGCTTGTATATTATCAAGTGGTATTACCCACTTTCCAGTATCAACTTCATGGTTATTCTCTGGTAGTTCAGCTACCTCTTTGTCTTGTCTTTCGCCTTTATACATTCTACTTACAACATAACTACCTTCAGTAATAATTGCTGTTGCTACTCTTCCAGAGTCAAATGCACTTGTTGGGTCGCGGTTATATTCCTTAATTATTTGTTCATTAAGCCTAGCCCCCATATCCATAGGCTCATTCACGGAAATAAAGAAACCAACGGCTTTCTTGATAAAGCCGCCTCCGCTAGTTTCTTGCACCGGTGCATCCTTGTATTGGTATGCACCACTAAACCATTGCCTAAACAATGAACGCGCTAATAGCACATCATCTGTTGGGTCAAGGTTATTAGCTGTGCAGATTTCATTATACTTTGCTTCTACATCAGCTATCTCCATTTGCAGCTTTTCAGCTGCCTTACTTATTTCTTCTCTCATGTTTTCTTCCATATTTTCACTTCCATTTCTTTTTCTTATCTTTCCATTTCTTCAATGCTTTTTTATATTCTTCCCATGTTTGGGTCATCTTTCTTCCTCATGTCTTTCATTTGGAACACGCCTTTTTCTTCTCTCATGTATAATTTCTAACAACGCTTCAGCAGTAATAACAATACCTGCTAAAATCCAAAATGTGTCAGAATCTACTTCCATATAACCTGTGGAATTTAATATTGGCAATATTATTAATGCTATTCCACCTAATAGAATGATTTCATATCTTAACATAATATGTTTAAAATCATCTATATCTATTCTACCGTCTTTGTTAAAATCTAATAACTTTTTTACCATTGTGGTTCTCTCCTAAAAATTGTTCTCCATAACATATATGTAAAAATTACTACAATTAATACATCCATTATATCATCTGCCCCAGCATCCATGATGCTAATACCTTTGGGGTCATATTACTACTTCTCCATTCTGCTTCTCCTATTACTCTCAAATATTTAAATTTTTGATTTGATTCTATATCTGCATTAAGAAATACATCATGTAAATTTTGACATATTACTTTCATGTCTACCGACAAGTAGACTAATTTATGCATTTCATCGAGGCCGTCATTAAAATTACTATTTAGAACGAAGTCCTTTATTTTTTCATAAGGTTCCTGTGTTCTTTCTATTAACATTGTTATAGGAGTATTGCTGTTTATAGAGGCTTGTAGCTCTGTGATGCCTCTACGCAAATCACCTTGCAGTCCACTAATAAAGGTGTCGAAATCTTCATCTTCCGGTTGGGGTTTAGATTCCTTAACCAAGATTGATTTTAATACTGTCTTTATCTCACTAAAAGATAATGCTGTAAAACTATAGTTAGCACATCTAGATTGTAAAGGTGCAATGATTTTATGCCTATGATTACAAGTAATAATAAATCTCACATTATGACTATAACGCTCCATTATTCTTTTAAGTGCATTTTGCGCATCAGGAGTCATCCCATCCATTTAATCTAATAGTATTATTTTATGCGGAACATCTCCAACCTTTAAAGAAGTTGCTACATCTTTAATGGTTGTTCTAACGGTTTCTAACTTTCTATCATCAGATGCATTTATCTCAAAAAAGTTAGATAATTTATTATCTTCTAAAACCCTATTTGCTAATACATGGGCTGCTGCTGTTTTACCTACTCCTGCTGGCCCGTATAAAATTAAATTTGGCATACTATTCCAATTCTTTACATCGGATACAAACTTATCTTGTCCTACTATTTCATCTATATTATTTGGTCTATATTTCTCTGTCCATAACATTTTTATTCCTTTTCCATAATTTTCTATCTCTACTTGATAATCCTACTTCTCTAACATCCTTACGATATTTTAAAAATCTAGTAAAGTTTTGAGTATTATAATCATATCTTTTTCTTAATTTTCCTCTAGAACTTATTTGTCCATGATTCTCCCATTCTTGGGTGTGCCATTTCTTCATATCATTTGCCGTAAATGCTTTATCAACTGGCATTTTATTTAATACAAATTCTAATTGTTTATATCTCTGAGAATTAGGGTTTAATAACCATGACCTTCTATATCCCATTACCAATCCTCCAAAGTTTTTTGAACTGTTTTCTTTCTTTTTGTCTTAATAGGTTTCTTAACTCCTATTAGTCTTCTATCTATTGCGCTTAATTTTGTTGCACAGAATTTTTCAAAGTCTGGGTCTTGTTTCAACAAATCAATTAAATGATATTGGTCTGACTTTAAGCCTATCTTTCTTGCAACCACTGGTCTCTTATCATACGCTCTCCTCTTTGGAGGAGTAAAAGGTATAGGAGCACCTTGATGAGCAAATGCTACCAATTCATAAAAATAATCAGATGACCATTTTCTTTTAACTTTAGAATCTATCCATGCTATTTTTTCTGTTCTTAATGAAGACATAATCCATGATAATATTTGCTCATCATATGGTTTATTAAATTTTAATACATTAGCTACTTCATCTCTATTCTTAGACCTAAGATAGAGATTTATCATCTCAAATATATTTTTCTCGATAGAACTAAATGGTTCATCTGCATTCATACATCCTTGATTTTGTAGTTTAGCATAAGCATAGTTAACTGTTCCTGCTCTTTTTAATTTACACATATCGTATATTTTCTTAGGAACATTCTTTTGATTAACAGATGTTAATACTATTGGCCCTTTATATTCTAAGAAGGTTTTTATAATTAAATCAATCTTTGGTTTATAGTGGGCCTCTTCTATTAGAATACCTCTGTCTAAAGGGATACTAAAATTATCTTCAATGTCATAATCATTAGCATAACGAATGATAGGATTATCAGGTAATATATCTAAAGCCTTAGTTGTTTTACCTGTTCCATTTTTTCCTACTATTATTATTGGTCTATTTGTTTTTGTTTTAATCAATTCCTCACACCCATTATATCTCTATATTCAGAATCACACTTAGCACATTCAACATCTAAAAAGAATACCTTTGTTCCACTGGGTTCATGGGAAACATTTGTTGAAAATACTATATATTTAAATCCACATTCTTTACATCCTTTTTCTATAGATTCTTTTGTTAAGTTTTCTAAATAAGCTATATCATCCGAAGTAAATCCTCCTTCTATATCTTCTTCAGAAGGGGCTTCTTCCATTTATATCTCTCCTTTAATTTGAAGTATTCTTTCTAATCCTTCTAAGGTGTGATGTTCACCATTATCTAATATTTCTACTATTTCTTGAAAGTCTTTCCAAGCGTTTTTAGCATCAGGCAAATCTGGAATTACCTTACATAGTTTCCAAATATTAGTTAGTCCTCCTATTGTTAATATAGGTCTAGGCCTACTCTTGTGTTCTTTATCTTTATAATTAGATTCTACATCATGCTGTTTAAGTGTTCTTTGCACACCCAATAAAAAGTCTGATGCACCTCTTATATTTACTCTTACTCTTACTCTATAACCTATCTGTAGTTTAGCTGCTTTTGCAACATGAACTTCAGGTTTTGCAAGAGATATTAATATTCCTTGTAATTGTCCTTTACTATACATTATTATTTCTCCATTAAATATTGTTTATAATCCTTAGCCCATTCTCTATTATCTTCCCAATAACCTGATTGATTTCCTAAATCAGTGCTAGGTGGCCAATGAGCTGCTGTTATTCTTTCATCACCTCTAACTGTAGCATTATTTTCTGCTTCTAAAGCAGCATTACTAACTAAAGTCTCTAACCATTCAGCAACATAATATGCTAAATCATGAGATATAGGTAATTCAACTTCTTCTTTAATTAATTTCATAAAATGAAATCTTGTCATTCTTTTACGATTAACAGGTGGGGGTTTAGGGATTACAAGTTCGTTTTTCTCGTTCACAAAAGGGACTAATTTTGCGTCCATCTTTCGATACCTACCCCTCCTATCTTCCCCTACACGCTGTAAAAACGCCACGCCACTCTCTATTTTTACACAAGTATAAGGTAAATCCCCTAATAGGGTCATTGACCCCTCTTTAATCACTTACATCAGCTCCTTAACCCTTTGAATGGTATCTGCTTCTGCGGGGTATTTGTCGTGCCTCACTCTCATCGAGCGAGGAAAGCGTAATCCAATATTTCCATCAGAATCATTTGATATTAAATCACTAGTGACCTGTAATACTAATCTAGGTGAGAAGTGATAAACATTATCTTCATATCTTTCTATGCTTTTTCTTAATTCATTAGTTAACCAAATTAATTCTTCATCCGTAAATCCAGTACCTACTTTACCAACCTCAATATAATCAGCTCCATCTCTAACAGATATACCATAGGTTCCAAATACATTACTTCTCTTACCCTTTCCATATTGAGCAGATGTAATAACAACATCTAATTCAATTCGTGGTGGTTTATACTTTAACCATCCCTTACTTCTTTTTCCTGGGTCATAAGCTAAACTACTATCTTTAATCATAATACCTTCAAATCCCCAATCAATAGCTAAATGATAAGATGCCTTAATAGTAGTATCATCAAATCTCTTAGCGCGATATTCAGGAAATACTGACATATCTAAAAGCTCTATTCTTTTCTTTAGAGACTTATCTAAACATGATTCTTCATTCCATTTTAATACATCAAAGACTGCTAACTTTACTGGGCATTGTTGAACTGCTTCTTCTTTATTTAACTTATGAACTCTTTTAGCTAACAACTTATGTTCTGCTGGAGTACCATCAGTTTTAATCGGATATATTTCAGTATCATAAATACCACCAATCTTGAAAACCTTATCTTCTAAAATTAACTTAACAATATCAGGATACTGATTAGTTGCTACCTTCCCTTTTCTATTGAATATAATTACACTTTCTTTAACCTCATCAAAATGAATCTGATAACGATTACCGTCATATTTTACATCCACAATATATTCTTTAGGTCTTTCTTTTCCTTTTCTTGGCTTTGCAAGCATAGGGGATACAAAATGTCCGTGTGTTAATTTACATTCAGGTGTAACACCATCTTCTAAAGATTTACAAATTTCACCAGCATTATAAAAATGAGAATATTTAGTAATATCTCCATACTTAATACTAAAATGTTTAGATATTGCTTTCAATGGAACCTTATTATTAACTCCATTTCTTGGCTTGCGCAACCAATATCTAATAAACCATTTCTTTTCTCTAGCACTCATCTTTTGTAATTCTTGTGCAAAAAGAGTATAAGCATTACTATTAATTCTAGAACAATCTAACTCTAACATCATCAAAGCCTGTACTATTGAAATATCAGAATCTGTTTCATTACCAATATCTAGTTCTGCTACTGCTTCTCCAACATCTCCCCAAATAGATACTGCTGATTCTACTTCATCCTCAAATACTCCTAAAGCATTAGCAATCCAAGTTATAGCTCTACTTTCACCAATGTTATTAATTGGATAATCTAATGAAAGAATCTGCATTACTACTCCTTTATTTCCAATACCATTTAAAGAAGAAGATATTGTTTCTGCTTTTTGGGTTGGGGTTTGGTGTTCTAATACTTCGCACATTCTAGCAAAGTTACTAAAACTCATCTATAACAACCCCATCCTTCCCATAAGCAACCCATACATCATTTACTCTAATAGCATTAGAATCAGAGTTCTCCCATTCTTGTATTGTTCTATTAATAAGATGTTTAAGTTTTCTTTGCATTATTTCTGCAACTGCATCTTCTACACCCTCTCTAATATGTGTTCTTTCTGGGAGGGCATTTTTAAATTCTAATCTAATCTTTCTTTTACTCACTGTCATTTTTACTCAACGCCTTTTCAATTGCTCTTAATAGGTTTTTGGCTTCTTCCATATTTACCCTTGCTCCCTTACGGGAAGCATTTCCATTTACATACCATCTAATATCAAGAATATCTATTCCCCAATAATTACCTGTTCTAACAACTAATTCTTGAGTTGCATTTCTTGGTATTCTGGCTATCGTCTTTTCATCTTTTAAACTCATGTTGATACACCTTTTATAAAATTATTTATGTCTGTTTTACTATAATAATATCTAGGAGCTTCTAGCTCATCTACTCTATTTACTAACCAAACAGCCCCACCTAAACTACTTATTTGAACTATTTCATATTGTCCAAACTCTGTTTCTATTACCTTTACGGTTTCTACTTCAGGAACTAAACCAGAAACTCTGGTTAATTCAGAAGCAACAACACTAAGATTTTCTGCGACATATTTAATAATATGTCCTCTTTGAATAGGTATCTTAGCATCTACTGTAATCATCATCTTCCCTTCAAAGTCACAAACTCTACATCCTCTTCCCCTTTTACCATCAGTGTTTGCACAAACAGGGCAAGGTATTTCTGCTGGTAAAGGTGCAGGGAACCTTATTGTGACTGCGGAAGATTTACTCATTCATTACCCACCCATTCTTTATACTCGCAATAGTATGCTACTGTAATATCATATGGAAAGCTCGGAGTATAAATCGTTGCATTACCAATATCAGGCGCATATCCACTACTAAATAGATATCCACTTTGGTTAGCATATCCATCTATAGTAAAAGAATAATTAGAAAATACTATTGCATTATCTATTACTTCAAAACTTAAGTGTGTCGCGTTCAGTGTTATTTTATTAATTTCTAGCCATGTAGAAGAATTACCCAATACTATTGTTGGTATAGTAGAGTTATTATCTCCTACTAATACTGTATAATTCCCACTCATAACATTCCATCCAGTAGTTGTTACTGTGTTTTCATTTTCTTCTCCAGGCGGTTCAGGAACCATTTCCGCACAACCTGCTATCATACTACATATAACCATTAAGGCTATTACTTTTTTCTTCATTCTTCTTCCTCCATTATTTGTTCAACATCTACCCATGTAAATTGGCTAAACTCTTGGTAATGAATACTACCATCCACTCTAAAGTATAGATGTGATTTTTCGCCATCTCCTAATACAGTTGCAGAATTTAAAAACCTTTCATACATACTAACTGTAGTTAGGTCAGTTGAACTAAAATATGCTCGTCCAAAAGGATGGGTGTGAATCCACTCTTTTAAAGGAAACTTCATACCATGTGTTTGTTCATTTTGTCCACCAAAGGATACAAAGCCGGGTGTTCCAACACTAATAAAAAGATTATCATTACCATCAATTACCACTTGAACTTCTCTCGGTTTATCAAATGCTGTTAGAGACATATCCCATATTGCTTTATGAAACATTTGAACATTTAATTCAAATGCTGCTTCAATAGTTTCTTTCCAATTAGGGAGAACTTCTACAAAATCATCCCCTCTAATATCTACTAAATTATTCATTGTGAATACCCCCACCAAATCATTATTGTTGCTCCTACAAGTAAGGCCAATACAACTGGCCAATCTATTTTAGTTTCAGTCGGCCAATTTTTTGGTGTTTCTTCATAAATATAAACATCTTCTTTTACTTCTTCTGAAGTTGTTTCTTTCATTACTTTACGATATTTTGCAGCACAAGCTGCTTTACTTCTACCTAACTGTTCTATAACAGCAGGTCTTTTTGTCTTGTCTGACCAATTATTAGTCAGATATGTTATTTCATCTTCTGTCCATTTCATTTTATCTACTCCTTATATATTTATTATTATCTTGTCTGATACTTCATCTCCATCAAACCATCGTTGTATCCATTGCGCCCCATATCCTGCAATAGCTACATGGGTAAATTGAAGTTTCTTTGGGTCATGTGTTTCATTAAAATTTTCTCCTTGACAAGAGAAAGAACCTTCTGGCCCTGTGAGAAAAGTCTCACTAAATTTTACATCTGTTAAATAACTAATCAATGCACCATTTCTCCCTTGTGCTCTTAAGTCTAGCCATTTATTTTTACAGTCTTCTTGAAAACCCTGTCTATATACTAATCTTCTTACATCTAAATTATCTGCACAACATACAATTAAATCAAACCCCATTAACTGTTGTTGTGTTAAAATAGGAAAGCCAACTTTATTAGCCTTTAACATATCTAACTGTGCTACCTTTTTCTTATTTTCTTGTAATAAGAATTTTGGTTTACTATAATTTTGATATAGAAAGTTTTTATCTTCTAAATCATCTGGGTCGGCTATCGTTATATCATATAACCCTGTTTTATCTAAAACAGGTGCTAAATAACTGCCAATTCCTCCTACTCCTATTATCAATATTTTCCGCATCCGCAATCTTCTCCTGTACAACCCTTTAAACTCATAAACATATTATACCAATAACTTGCTGGTTTCTCTGGGTATCTTTCTAAATCTTCCGCTTCTTTAGCCATTTTCATATATAATTCTTCTATTTTTTCTTCTATTGTTTCTTCCATTATCTCACCCCTGCACAAAATGCATCTACATTTAATACTTGTAGCATTTTCTTATTTACATTTAACATATCAAATAATCTATTTGCCATAATTCTACTTCCTACTGATGAACACCTACAAACATCACAAATATCTTGTTGTGTATGTTCAGCCTTTCCTCTTTTTCTTAAGAGGCTTGTTATCCAAATACCAGCCGCCATATAGCTTTTTGAAAACCTAATATCATAACCTGTTAATACAGTATTAACATAATGTACTACCTGTCTAGCATCTCTAGTAAAATCTTCACTAGCCTTTAAGTCAGAACATACTCTTATTGTCCATGAATCTACAGGCATGTTATGTAATATATGTGATTTACCTAAATGCCTTGAAA